CTTCTGGTTGAGGTTTACACCGAGTACCGGCATCACTGCGATACGCTGGAGAGAGAAGGCTACACCTACGCCGTTTATAGCGACGAAGAGCCAGACGAAGGCAAAGAGCGAGAGATTCGCATGATCAAGGCTCACCCGGCCGCCATCATGAAAGCTGATGCCTGGAAGCGTCTCCGCGCCATGCTGGCCGAGTTCGGCATGACGCCTGCCAGTCGGTCGAAGGTCAGCACCAAAACGCCGGATGCGGTTGATCCGCTGGCTGAGTTCATGAAAGCGAGGGATTAATGGCTAAGGTTGCAGAGGGTATCCGCTACGCCGAGCGCGTCGTGGCGGGGGAGATTATTGCCTGTGAGTTTGTCCGGCTGGCATGCCAGCGTTTTCTGGACGATCTGAAAAACGGCGAGGCGCGTGGGATCTTCTTCAGCGAACCCAGGGCGCAGCACATCCTGAATTTCTACAAATTTATACCCCATGTTAAGGGCGCGCAGGCCGGTCAGCCCATCGACCTGATGGACTGGCATATTTTCATTCTCATCAATATCTACGGGTTTGTGATCCCGCTGGTAAACGAGGAGACCGGCGACGTGGTGCTGCGCAACGATGGCAGCGGCCGCCCGGTTATGGTGCGGCGGTTCCGCACCGCTTACAACGAGGTGGCGCGTAAGAATGCGAAATCCACACTTTCCTCCGGCGTCGGCCTGTATATGGCAGGTGCAGATGGCGAGGGCGGCGCTGAGGTTTATTCGGCGGCCACAACCCGCGACCAGGCGCGTATCGTGTTTGAAGATGCCAAAAACATGGTGAAGAAAGCGAAAGCGACACTGGGCCGCCTGTTTGAGTTCAACAAGCTGGCGATCTACCAGGAGCAGAGCGCGTCGAAGTTCGAGCCCCTTTCCAGCGACGCGAACAACCTGGACGGCCTGAACATCCACTGCGGCATTGTCGACGAGCTGCACGCCCATAAAACTCGTGACGTCTGGGACGTGCTGGAGACAGCAACCGGTGCGCGCCTGCAGTCGCTGCTGTTCGGCATTACCACCGCCGGCTTTAATAAAGAAGGCATCTGCTATGAGCTGCGCGATTATGCCATCAAGGTACTGCGCGGTTTCAACAGCGATGTGGAAGGAGCGGTTAAGGACGATACCTTCTTTGCCATCATCTACACCCTGGACGAAGGCGACGACCCTTTCGATGAAACGGTCTGGCAGAAGGCGAATCCGGGCCTCGGCATCTGCAAGCGCTGGGACGATCTGCGTCGCCTGGCGAAGAAGGCCAAAGAGCAGGTGTCCGCCCGCGTTAACTTTTTCACCAAACACATGAATATCTGGGTTACGGCGGAGTCTTCCTGGATGGACATGCTGAAGTGGGAAAAATGCGAACTCATCGCGCCGGCACATGAACTGAAAACCTATCCGCTCTGGGTGGGGGTCGATCTGGCGAACAAAATCGATATCTGCGCCGCGGTAAAAGCCTGGCGTTCTCCCGACGGGCACGTTCACACCGACTTTAAATTCTGGCTGCCGGAAGGGCGGCTTGAGAAGTGTTCCCGGCAGATGGCCGAGCTCTACCGCAAATGGGCGGAACTGGACAAGCTCATCCTGACCGACGGGGATGTGATAGACCACGCACAGATCAAGGAAGAACTTCAGGCGTGGGTGGCCGGTGAAAGCCTGAAAGAAATCGGTTTTGACCCGTGGAGTGCCACGCAGTTCAGCCTGGCGCTTGCCGAGGAAGGCCTGCCTCTGGTGGAGGTTCCACAGACGGTCCGTAACTTCTCCGAAGCCATGAAGGAAGTCGAGGCGCTGGTTTACGGTGGACGGCTCCATCACAGCAATCACCCGGTGATGAACTGGATGATGTCGAATGTGACGGTTCGGCCGGATCGTAATGACAATATCTTCCCCAACAAATCGACCCCGGAAGCCAAGATTGACGGCCCGGCGGCGCTGTTTACCGCAATGAGCCGTCTGCTTGTTAACGGTGGCAACGACCAGCAGGACCTGAGTGGATTCTTTGACAACCCCATCATGGTAGGTTTCTGATGAAGAAAAGTAAGCAGCCGGGCAAGGTAAAAAGTGCCTTGCTCAACTGGCTGGGCGTGCCCATCAGCCTGACTACCGGAACGTTCTGGCAGGAGTGGTACGGCACGAGCAGCAGCGGCAAGGTGGTCACGGCAGATAAGGCGATCCAGCTTTCGGCAGTCTGGGCCTGCGTCCGGCTTCTGAGCGAGTCGGTGTCCACGCTGCCGGTTAAGATTTACACCCGACAGGCAGATGGTTCGCGCAAGCTGGCGCAGAACCATCCGGTTTACCAGGTGCTTTGTCGCCGCCCAAATCTGGAAATGACGCCGTCGCGCTTTATGCTGATGGTTGTGGCCAGCATCTGCCTGCGCGGTAATGCGTTTGTCGAGAAGCTGTTTATCGGCAATAAACTGGTTTCGCTGGTGCCATTGATGCCCCAGAACATGGTAGTAAAGCGGCTGGATACCGGGAGGCTGGAATACACCTACACCGAGGACGGCAAGAAACGCGTTATTCCCGAAAAGAACCTGATGCACATCCGGGGATTTGGCCTTGATGGTGTCTGCGGCATGATGCCAATGATGACGGGTCGTGACGTGATCGGCGCGGCGATGGCCGTCGAAGAGTCCGCTGCAAAGATTTTCGAAAATGGCCTGCAAAGCTCGGGGTTTCTTTCAGCTGACGCGGCGCTTGATAAGGATCAAAGAGAGCGACTTCGGGGCTATATGCAGGCTTTTACCGGCTCTAAAAACGCCGGAAAAATTATGGTTCTTGAAGGCGGGCTGAAATATCAGAACGTCACCATGAACCCGGAAGCCGCGCAGATGCTTGAGTCGCGGTCGTTCAGCATCGAGGAAATCTGCAGATGGTTCCGCGTGCCGCCGTTTATGGTCGGCCACACATCGAAGCAGAGCAGCTGGGCATCGAGTCTTGAGGGGATGAACCTCCAGTTCCTGACCCACACGCTGCGCCCGCTGCTGGTGAATATTGAGCAGGAGATTTCCCGCTGCCTGCTGAATGGTGAAGAGGACCTCTTTGCCGAGTTCTCGGTAGAAGGCCTGCTGCGCGCCGACAGTGCTGGCCGGGCGGCGTACTACACCAGTGCGCTGCAGAACGGCTGGATGTCCCGTAACGACGTGCGCCGCCTGGAGAACATGCCACCGATTGAGGGCGGCGATCTTTATACGGTACAGCTCAACCTGACGCCGCTTGAAGACCTGAAGCAAAACAGCCAGGCAGCACAGGCTTTCGCGCTGCGACAGGTCCATAACCACGTATTCCCCGACATCCCCTTCGAACAGTCCCCGCTGAAACAGGCGGCTTAGGAGTATCCATGACGATTAAAAGCCTTCCGGCTGCGCCGGAGGGGCGGCCTTTTGCGCGCGAAAAACCCGATCTGCCGGCTGCGGCAATGGAGCGCTGGAACGGTGGCATCCGTGCTGCCCGGGACGGTGACAACAGCATTTCTATCTTCGACGTGATCGGCGCTGATTACTGGGGAGAAGGTGTGACGGCCAGCCGCATTGCGGGTGCGTTGCGCTCGCTCGGTGGTGCTGACGTGACGGTTAACATCAACAGCCCCGGCGGCGACATGTTCGAGGGGCTTGCGATTTATAACCTGCTGCGCGAGTACGAAGGCAGGGTCACTGTGAAGGTGCTGGGCCTGGCAGCGTCGGCGGCGTCGGTCATCGCGATGGCCGGTGACGACGTGCAGATCGGGCGCGGTGCATTCCTGATGATCCACAACTGCTGGGTCTATGCGATGGGTAACCGTCACGACCTGGCGCAGATCGCCGCTGACATGGAGCCGTTTGATAAAGCAATGAGCGATATCTACCAGGCGCGCAGCGGTCTTGATGCCGACACCGTCGATGCAATGATGGACGGCGAAACCTATATCGGCGGCAGCGAAGCGGTGGAAAAGGGCTTTGCTGACAGTCTCCTCTCAGCTGATGAAATTGCTGACGACGACGACAGCCCGGCAGCGGCGCTGCGCAAAATTGATGCCCTGCTGGCCAAAGCCAGTACGCCGCGATCGGAGCGGCGAAAACTTCTTAAAGCCTTATCCGGCAGCAAGCCAGGCGCTGCTGCCACCCCTGAAGGTATGCCGAGCGCTGCCACCATCGAAAACGAAACTATTGACCGACTGGAAGCCGCGCTCAGCGGCCTGAAAGCGGCTGCCCAGTAAAACGGAGATGTTATGTCTGATGTAAATGAGATCCTGAAAAAAGTCAGCGCCAGCATTGAAGAGGCGACCGGCAAATTCAATGCCAAAGCAGAAGAAGCCCTGAAAGAAGCAAAGAAAAATGGCGAGCTGTCAGCGGCAACCAAAGATACTGTCGACAAAATGGCAGTGGAATTTAATGCCCTGAAAGATGCTGAGAAAACGCTTAAGGCGGCGCTCGGCGAACTTGAGCAGCAGGTTGCTCAGATGCCGCTGGCGAATGCTGCAAAGGTGATCGAGACCGTTGGCCAGACCGTTATCAGCAGTGAAGCGCTGAAAGCGTTCGCGGCAAGCGTTGAAGGCGGGAAGCGCGTCAGCGTTCCGGTGAATGCTGCGCTGATCTCCACTGACGTGGCAACCGGTGTGGTTGAGCCGCAGCGCCTGCCGGGTATTGATACCGCGCCGAAGCAGCGTCTCTTCATCCGGGATCTGATTGCCCCGGGCCGCACCTCTGCGCCAGCCATCTTCTGGGTGCAGCAGACCGGATTCACCAATGCGGCGAAAGTCGTGCCGGAAGGCACCGCCAAGCCGTACAGCGATATCCAGTTCGCCACGCAGATCACCCCGGTGACCACCATCGCGCACATGTTCAAAGCGTCCAAGCAGATCCTGGATGATTTTGCACAGCTGCAGTCCACTATCGACGCTGAAATGCGTTACGGCCTGAAATATGTCGAAGAGCAGGAGATTCTCTTCGGCGATGGTACCGGCGCGCACCTGAAAGGCATCGTCCCGCAGGCGTCTGCTTATGACGCTGCCTTTACCGTTGAGCAGCAGAACGGCATCGATGATCTGCGCCTCGCAATGCTGCAGGCGCAGCTGGCGCGCTTCCCGGCTTCCGGCCACGTCCTGCACTTCATCGACTGGGCGAAGATTGAACTCACCAAAGACACGCTGGGCCGCTATATCCTGGCGAACCCGGCGGCCCTGACCGGGCCTACCCTGTGGGGCCTTCCTGTGGTGGCGACCGAAGCTGCAGCATTCCAGGGCAAATTCCTGACCGGTGCATTCAACGCCGCTGCCCAGCTGTTCGACCGTGAAGATGCCAACGTGGTGATCTCCACTGAGAATGCCGACGACTTCGAGAAAAACATGATCTCGATTCGCTGCGAGGAGCGCCTGGCCCTGGCGGTTAAACGCCCGGAAGCCTTCATCTACGGATCCTTCACTGCGCCTGCTGCTGGTGGCGGTGCGTAATCCTTAACGGCGGCCTGCGGGTCGCTTTTCGTTTTCCTTTAAGGAGACAGCCATGAAGCTGATCGCTATCAAGCCCATTTACTTTGAAGGCAATGTACTTACTGAAGGTACTGAGTTCGAAACGCTGGAGCAGCATGGTCGCGAGCTGGTGGCACGCGGTTATGCCTCAGAGGCCGGTGCCAAAAAAACGGAACCGGATAAAGAGCCCGATCCAAAAGGAAAGAGCAAAGGTAAGTAAGGAGCGCGCATGCTGACTAAAGAGCAGGTGAAGCATCACTGCAATATCGAACAGGATTTCACGGAAGACGACGCCTGGATCGATACTGGCATAAAAGCCGCGGAGCGCTATGTTGAAAAATGGACCCGCCGTCGGCTTTATGAAAAGGCTGATGATCCGCTTTATATGGCCGATCCAGACGCGCTGCTTTATGGCGAGGATGTCGAAATGGCTATGTTGATGCTGATTGCCCACTGGTACACCAACCGTGAAACGGTCAGCACCGGCAGCACGACGTCTGCGCTGGCTTTCTCTACTGAAGCACTCCTTCAGCCCTACCGGATTTATGGCCTATGAAAGCGGGACGTCTGCGGCACAGGGTAATCCTTCAGAAACCGGCAACCGGGCGATTACCGTCCGGACAGCCTGCAACCGGCTGGGTGGATGTTGCTTCGGTTCGGGCAGAAGTCGCGGATGTATCGGGCCGGGAGATGATGGACGGCGGCGCAGAGTTGAGCAGCACCACAACCCGGATCTGGATGCGTCGTTATCCAGGCATTCCCGTAACCACGGGATGGCGAGCCGTTCATCTTTCCCCTACCGGAGGCGGTGAGATATATGACATCAAGTCGGCTATCTCAGCAGAGAACGGCACCAGGCTCGAATTGCTTTGCGAGAAGGGGGTGAAACAGTGATTTCAACGAGTCTTGATTTTTCCGGTCTGGCCGATATCGCGAAGGATCTGGAGACGCTCAGCAGGGCTGAAAATAATAAGGTTTTGCGTGATGCCACGCGTGCTGGTGCAGAAGTTCTGCGACAGGAGGTAGAGGATCGTGCGCCCGTCCTTACCGGGAAACTGAAAAAAAACGTGGTGGTGGTGACCCAGAAGGGTCGCCGTCGCGGCGAAATCGCTTCCGGCGTGCATATCAGGGGCGTTAACCCGGACACCGGCAACAGCGACAACAAAATGAAGGCCAGCAATCCTCGCAACGCTTTTTACTGGCGCTTCGTTGAACTCGGTACATCGAATATGCCTGCGCACCCCTTCATTCGCCCGGCATTCGATACCCGGCAGGAAGAGGCTACGCAGGCAGCGCTGGCCCGCATGAATCAGGCCATTGATGAGGTGCTGGCGAAATGACAGAGGCTGACATTTATCAGCGGCTCAGAGCGCTGGCAGGCGGAAATGTTTTTCCGTACGTTACGCCGCAGGGTACCACGGCGCCGTGGGTGATTTATCTGCTCCCGGGGTCAGTCAGCGAGGATGTTTTCTGCGGTCCGGCAGAAACAGCAAGCACGGTTCAGGTTGATGCCTGGGCCTCGTCGATTGATGATGCCCGGGCGCTACGTGATCAGGTTAAAGCGGCTCTGTCCGATCTGCATCCTGTGGGACTAAACGAGATTAACGGCTACGAGCCGGATACCGGACTTTACCGGGCCACGCTTGAAGTTCAGATCTGGCAATAAAGCCACCCTTCATATTAACTCTGCCGCCTGCGGGCGGCTTTTTTATATCCGGAGATCACTATGTCCTCGTATTATGAAAAATCGCAGCTGACTAAAATCCTTATTTCGTCACTGCCGACGACCAGAGACGCAATGGAAGCCGCTGTCTATCTCGATCTGAGCTGCACTCTCAAAGAAGCTCAGTTCACCGGCGGGCAAAAACAGGATATTGACGTCACCACGCTATGCTCCACTGAGCAGGAGAACGTCAATGGCCTCCCGGCCCCTTCGGAGATATCACTGTCAGGTAACTTTTACCGTAATGCTGCGCAGGATGCGTTGCGTGATGCGTATGACAACGACACGGTTTATGGTTTCCAGATCATCTTCCCGTCTGGCAATGGCTTTAAGTTCCTTGCCGAAGTTCGTCAGCATACCTGGTCTTCCGGTACTAATGGCGTAGTGGCGGCAACGTTCTCCCTGCGTCTGAAAGGGAAGCCGGTACCGATTGACCCGGCCCTTAAACTGACCACTGATTTGCCCGCCGCACAATCTGTAGCGGTTGGGGCACCGATCAGTATGGCGGTCGCCGCCGCTGGCGGTAAACTTCCCTACAGCTATGCCTGGAAGAAAGGTGGTGTCACCATCAGTGGGCAAACATCTGACACATTCAATAAATCCAGCGCTGTTTCGGGTGATGCGGGAGATTACACCTGCGTGGTCACTGATTCTTCTGCCCCGGTTAAGACAATTACATCATCAACTTGTACCCTCACCGTCAATTAATGGAGATGCCGGGTTGGCCCGGCATGCATAACAGATGTCGCAAAATCTGAAAAAATTAGCCATGGCGAAGATGTCAGGCTTTCGTCATAAGACGGTGGCGGTTCCTGAGTGGGAAGGCGTCGAAGTTGTTCTTCGTGAGCCGTCTGGCGAAGCCTGGCTGCGCTGGCAGGAAGTAGTGAAAGTCGGTGCTGACGATGAAAATGTGTCGGTATCTGAAAAGGCCCACCGTAATCTTTGCGCTGACGTGGTTCTCTTCATTGACGTCCTGTGCGACACCGATAAGCAACCGGTATTCAGCGTCGATGAAGAAGAGCAGGTGCGTGAAATTTACGGCCCCGTTCATTCCCGTCTGCTGAAACAGGCGCTGGACCTCATTAATAACGCGGAAGAAGCGCGGGAAAAGTCGCAACCCCCGGCGTAAAGTTCCTGATGTCGCTTGCGCTCCGCATGGGGCGCACGCTTTCAGAGCTTCGGCAGAACATGACGGCGAGCGAGCTTCTGATGTGGATTGAGTTCGACAGGCAAAGTCCGGTTGGCGATATTCGCGGTGACATTCAGGCCGCCCAGATAGTCTCTGCCGTTTATGGTTCTCAGGGGGTCAAAGTGCCGCTGGAAGATGCAATCCTGCGCTGGGGTGATGAGGAACTATCAGCACCTGAAGACCCGTTTGCCGGGCTTGAGGCTGCACTTACTGCCGCGACGCAGTGACTTTTGGCCCAGATAATATTAGGATTCCTAGACTTATAATACTGGGGAACCAAAATGGAAATTTTACTAGTTTCAATTGTTATAGGCTTAATTCCAGCCTTAATTGCTCAAAGCAAAGGGCGATCTTTCTTTGCATGGTGGGTGTATGGTGCTCTGCTGTTTATAATCGCTTTTGTGCATTCTCTGGTAATAAAGAAGGATGTTGCGGCAGAAGAAAAAGACTTAATTGAAAACGATGGCATGAAGAAGTGCCCATTCTGTGCAGAGTTAATCAAAAACGAAGCTATTAAATGTAAACACTGTGGTAGTAATTTAGCAGTCGATTCCCCACCGGTTAAGACTGATGAAGAATACCTCGAAGAAGCCAGGCAAAAGGTCTGGAAATAATAAAAATTAAACCGCTTCGGCGGTTTTTTTACGTCTGGAGTTAGAATAAATGGCAACTTTACGTGAGTTAATAATCAAAATTTCCGCTAACTCGCAATCATTCCAGACGGAAATTTCCCGCGCCTCGCGCATGGGGCAGGACTATTACCGCACCATGCAAAATGGCGGTCGGCAAGCCGCAGCAGCATCGCGTGAAAGCGAAAGAGCATTATCCGATCTTACTGATGGTTTTGCATCGGCAGGAAGGGCTGCTGCTGCCGCTACGGCAGCTTTTGCGACTGGCAAACTTGTGCAGATTGCAGATGAGTGGAATTCTGTGAATGCGCGCCTTAAGCAGGCATCCTCTTCTGCTGATGAATTTGCAGTCTCTCAGCGCCAGTTAATGGAAATCAGCCAGCGAACCGGAACGGCATTTTCCGATAACGCAAACCTTTTTTCACGCGCAGCAGCTTCCATGCGCGAATACGGGTATAGCTCTGATGAAGTCCTGAAAATTACCGAGGCTGTTTCAACCGGCCTCAAACTTTCAGGAGCAAATACCCAGGAAGCAAGTTCTGTTATCACACAATTCAGCCAGGCGCTGGCGCAGGGAGTTCTTCGCGGCGAAGAATTCAACGCCGTTAACGAAGCAGGTGATCGTGTCATCCGTGCACTTGCCGCCGGAATGGGCGTGGCCCGCAAAGACCTGAAGAGCATGGCTGACCAGGGGCAACTTACGATCGATAAGGTTGTTCCTGCATTAATGAGCCAGTTGGGTTCATTACAGGGTGAGTTTGCCAGCATGCCGCAAACAGTTTCCGGATCCCTGCAAAAAGTCACCAACTCCTTCATGGCATGGGTTGGAGGTGTCAACCAGGCTACTGGTGCTACTGATGCGCTATCTGGTGGCCTGGACGGAGTTGCCCGGACGCTTGATTCATTTACCTCATCGGCAGTAAGTGGCGCATTGAGTGATATTGCCGACAATATGGCTACGATAACAACAGTTGCAGGTGCGCTTGTTGGTGTTGGCCTGGCGAAATATCTCAGTGGGGTGGTGACCAGCGCTACGAGCGCAACCGGCGCGCTAATTTCTGCGGCTAAGTCAGAGGTTGCTCTTGCAGTTGCACAGGATAAGGCTGCACAGTCTGCCGTTGCCGCCTCAAGGGTAGAAGTTTATCGAGCCCAGCAAGCTGTGCAAAGGTCGCGTAGCGCAGATGTTCAGGCCGCTCAGCAAGAGAAAATTGCTGCGGCAGAAGCAAAAGTCACTGCAGCCCAGGCCAGGCTGACGACCGCTTTAACCAGCGGTTCTGCCACAGAGAAAGTCAGAGCCAGAACAGCGCTTGAGCGTGCGCAGGCAGGGCTGGTGGCAGCTAAAAACGCCGATGCGCAGGCTATTGCTGAAAGACGCCTGGCTTCTGCCGAGGCCGCCAGAGACCGGAACCTTGCAAACCGTGTAACTACCCAAAGCAATCTCAATAGCGTCACATCTGTTGGCACCCGCCTTTTAAGCGGTGCCCTCGGGCTCATTGGTGGCGTGCCGGGATTAGTGATGCTTGGAGCCGGTGCCTGGTATGCGGTGTATCAAAATCAGGAGCAGGCCAGGCGTTCTGCCCAGGAATATGCCAGTACGATAGATGAAGTCAGTAAAAAGTCGATGGCAATGACTTTGCCTGAAGCTTCAGATAATGCAGAGAGAACTCGTGCCGCTCTGAATGAACAGAACAGGCTAATCGATGAACAAAAGAGCAAGATTGAAAGCCTGAAAGAGCAGATAGCTGGTTATCAGTCAGTAATCAGTAATCCGGGCCCCACTACCAGCGGTGGTTTCATGATTAACCACCTGACATCTTTGGACACCGTGACTCGTGGGCTGGATACAGCTACAGAGCAGTTATCTGTTGAGCAAGAAAGGCTTGCTCAGATGCAGGAAAAATCCGCTTCTATTCAGCAGGTTCTTGAGGGGCTTGAGCATCGACGGGTGGCACTCATCCGAGAAGAGGCGGCCAATCAAAACCGGGCTTATCAATCTCTCCTGCTGATGAATGGGCAGCATGACGAATTTAACCGTTTGTTGGGGCTGGGTAATCAACTCCTAATGGCCCGTCAGGGGTTGGCTAACGTTCCACTCAGACTTCCTCAGGCCGATCTCGACAAAAAGCAAACCGATGCCCTTGAAAAGAGTCGCCGGGATCTGGAGTTGTCACGCCTTAAAGGTGAGGCCAAAGAACGTTTACGGCTGAGTTATGCGGCTGACGATCTGGGATTAACCAGTGACCCTCAATTCCAGACAGGCCGTCAGGAGTTGATTAATAACGGTCTTGCGGAATGGCGAAATAATGAGGCCAACAAACCTCAGAAAAAAATGCCCAAATCTGATGAGCAAAAGACATCGGAGAAACTCGAGGAGTCTTACAAGCGCCTCATTAGCCAGCAGCAGGAACAGCTCGCGCTTGCTGGCCAGAGTACGGAGCTCGCTAAAACCAAATATCAGGTAACCCAGGGTGAGCTGGGGGCTTTGTCTGAAACGCAGAAGACAGAGCTTCTGCGCAACTCCGCCGCGCTTGATCATCTTAATGCTGTCGAACGCCTTAAATCCCTGAATCAAGAACTGCTGAAGCCCGAGGAGGCGCTGCTAAATACCACTCGTGAACGCATTAAACTGCTGCGAGAGGCTGCACCTGCGACTGAAGAATACCGCAAGACAATGGAGCGGATATCAAAAGCATCGGTTCAGGAAGCTCCGAAGTTCGGTGGTATTGATTCATCTGTCGGCGGTGCCAGCGGCGAACTTATTCGTGTGGCTGATGCGCAAAAAGAACTGGAAAAGTGGCATGAAACTCAGCTTGAGATGCAGAAAGAGTTGCTCGACCAGAAGGAGATTAATGAGCAAACCTACGCTGATCGTGTCGCTGAAATTAACAAGACTAATGCTTCGCAATTACAGGATATACAGGCTGGATACACATCTGCCAGCCTGGCTATGTTCTCAGACCTCGCTGGCCAGTCAGCGCAACTATTACAGAGCATCGGGCAGGAGGGCAGTCTTGCCTATAAGACCCTGTTTATTGCCAGCAAGGCGGCAGCAATGGCGCAGGCCGTGATCAACACCGAACTGGCAGCAACCAAGGCTATGGCGGAAGGCGGCCTGATTATGGGGATCCCGGCGGCCACAGCAATCCGCGCCGTTGGTTACGCGTCAGTGGCTTTGATAGCCGGACAGTCGCTTGCCGGTATGGCTCATGATGGCATTGACCGGGTACCGGAAACAGGGACCTGGTTGTTGCAGAAAGGGGAGCGAGTGGTAACAGCCAGCACCTCTGCCAAGCTCGATGCGACCCTGGAAAGGGTGCAGCAGTCCCGGCAGGCCTCGGCTGGAGGAGCCGTTCATATCCAGAATTCATTTACCGGAAAACCCGATGACGCAACGCTGGAAGCTATCGACCAGCGAAACCGTCAATTGGTGATATCGATCCGTAAGGAAATGGCGGCTCAGGTGGTAAAGCCAACTAATGAGTTTGGCAGGGCCTTAAATGGATTTTATGGCCGGACCAGGAAGGAGTGATCACGTGCCTGACATTTTATACCCACACGATTATCTGCCAATGCCATTGCAGGATGGTTATGGTTTCAAGCCTGTCAGCCCGCTGCAGCGCACCGAAACGACATCCGGCCGGGCCCGACAGCGCCGAAAGTATACGTCAACACCAACCATCGCAACCGTGAACTGGATTTTTACTAAGCACAACCAGGCTCAGCTGTTTGAGGCCTGGTTTCGGGATGCGCTTACGGATGGCGCCGCATGGTTTTTGATGAGACTGCAAACCCCGCTGGGCTGTCAGCAATCCTATAAATGCAGATTCACCGATATATACGAGGGACCGACACTGGTTTCTCCGAAGTACTGGCGTTACAGCGCGCAGCTTGAATTGTGGGAGCGACCATTGTTACCGCCTGGATGGGGTTTATTCCCTGAGCTGGTGGCCGGGTCGGATATTATCGATCTGGCACTGAATAAGGAGTGGCCCGAAGCATGACCAGTGCAGTTCTCAACCGGCTTTATGCATCCGGCGGTGATGAGGTGATTCTGGACACGCTGCAGATCACCGTAGGTGGACAGAGTTACTGGCTAACCCGCGGCTGGGTAGACATTACAGTCATGCTTGAAACGGGTGACAAAGCGACGTTTATCGGCTCGGCAATCGACGTGGCGCTGCCGGCGCGCAATTCCGACGGCACGCAGGATCTAAAATTCGCGATCAGCAATATCGACGGCGTGGTTTCGACTGCGATCCGCAATGCTCTTGATAACCTTTCCAGCGCGTCTTTAACGTTTCGCCGGTACGTTTCTACGGATCTGTCAGCACCCGCCGCGCCGCCGTTCACCCTCGCCATAAAAGAGGGCTCCTGGACCGCAACTGAGGTGCAGATCACCGCTGGCTATATGAACATCCTTGATACCGCATGGCCACGCTATCGCTACACCCTGGCAGACTTCCCGGGCCTGCGTTACCTCCAGTAGGACATCACCATGTTCAATCCTGATAAATACCGTTCTGTCGGGTGGCAGAAGGGCGGGCGCGCTTATCCCGCGCTCGACTGCTTTGGCATCGTTAACGAAATACGGCGCGATCTGGGCCTGACCCCCTGGCCTGAATTCTCCGGAGTCACAAAAGACGACAACGGTCTCGACCGGGAGGCGCGCGGACTGATGGCCGACCTGCAGCGTTGCGATCCTTCCCCTGGCGCGGGCATTGCCTGTTATTCCGGCTCTGTGGTAACGCATGTCGCCATCGTCGTGGAGATTGACGGTGTGCTGCATGCCGCCGAGTGCAATCCCCGCACAAATGTAACCTTCCTGCCGCTGGCGCGGTTTGCGCGCCGCTTCATTCGCGTGGAGTATTACCAGTGACGATCCGCATCTATCCCTCCCGGTTGCCCGGGGAGCCTCTGGAAACCCACCATCATGAAACGATGACCCTCAGCGCCTGGTTTGCGCAGAACGTGAAGGACTGGACGCCGGATCAGCAGCACCCGGTTGCGGTTGAAATCGACGGCGTTCCGGTGCCACCGGCAGAGTGGGCGCTGTGTGCCATTCGGCCTGACAGCGATATCCGGATGTACCCGGTACCGTACGGCACCGGCGCGGAAATCGCGCTGTGGGTTGCCGTCAGCGTGGCCGTCGCCTCGGCGGCGTACTCTATTTACATGATGAGTACCATGCAGACGGGAGCCGCCAACCAGCCAGGCAGTGGTGACCAGCTCGATCTCAATCCTGCGAAAGCCAACATGGCAAAACTCGGTGACCCGATACGGGAAATCTTTGGCCGCTACCGCGTCTGGCCGGACTACATCATGCAACCGGTTAGCCGCTTCGTTGGTGAAACCAGCTTCGTTACCAGCATGTTTGTCGCTATTGGTGTTGGAAGCGTCTCTTTGCCTAAATCCGATATGAAAATTGGTAACACGCCGTTATCTGCCTTCGGTGATGATGTGACTTACACCATCTATCCACCCGGAGCGGACGTTTCTTCCGACAGCCGGACAGAGAACTGGTATAACTCCGGCGAAGTTGGCAACACCACCTCAGGCACGGCTGGTTTGGATCTGGGCTCGAGCGGACCACAAACCGTCAGCGTCAGCGCCGACGCGGTGCTGGTCAGCGGCAATACCGTTACCCTCATATCAACAGGCAGCAGCGATGAAGATGCAGACGTGCCGGCATCATGGGTTGCGGGCACCATCATCACCATCGAGGCTCCTGCGTCATGGACCGTGTCTAATTCTGGCGGTTACAGCGTCATCTATGGGGATATGGACGAACTGTCGCCAGTGGTGGGCATGCCCGTGAATCTGGGATTCAACAATACTGACTATGATCTCGTTATAGCGAGCTACACCCCCGGAGTTGCTGCAGTTCCGGGTGTTGGCGGATCGGCGGCAAGCGTTCTGGCCAGCGCGGCCCCTTCGGTTTACGATTACTCCACAGCGCCGGTGACGTTCAATATTACGTGGCAGGGAACAACGTGGCCGGTATCGCTGCTGACAAACTATGTGACCATGAGCGGGCTGGTTTCGACAATCACGTCTCAGCTGACAGGCTCCGGGTTGATCGCGCGCGACAACTCGGGTCGAATCGAAATTACTGAATCTTCCAGTCCCTTCTCAGGCGATACAATTACCCACAGCACCCTGCCACAATCTGCGTTTGGGGATACGCCAGTCAGCACACCGGGCGTTAAATCGTCTGGCGGGACACCTGAAGTTCGCGCCCACATAACGCTTGCCTACAACAGCGCTGCCGGCAAGCCGTTCACAGGGATCCCGGTGGGTACACAGCGCATCTCAATTGGCTACGCCGACAATAAGTACCGGATTACTGATGTGGACAGCCAGACCATTACTGTCGAGCGCGTTTTAATCTCCCAGGTACAGCAGGGGATCCCGCCTGCCACAGTTGAAGTAGTGACCGTTGACAGCACATGGCCCGGATTTACTGACCGTACTTTACTGGATGCCAGTATTACCGGGGTAAATGATGACTATGACTGGGTAGGCCCGTTCCTCGTTTGTCCTGATGGTGAAACCACGACCCGGTTTGAAGTGAACCTCAATTTTCAGAACGGGCTGGTTAAGTACAGCGATAAAGGGAACAAGAAGAATAAGACCGTTGAGATCATCATCCAGTATCGGGATGCGACTACTGCTGGTGAATGGACTGAACAGGTGTTGAGCTGGAAGAGGAAAACCGAAAACCAGATAGGGTTTACCCGGGCATTCGCCGTTCCGGCAGGACAGTATGAAATCCGCATGAGGAGAAAGGATCCAGTAGCCGGCGGCAGCACCCGCGATCAGGTTTTCTGGCAGGCGCTTCGCTCCAGGCTGTCGTCGCGCCCGCGTCGTTATCCAGGGATCACAACGATGGCGCTGACTGTCCGAACCGGTAACCGCCTGGCTGCGCAGTCAGACCGGCGTATAAACGTCACTCCCACCCGACTTTATGAAGGGCATGCCTCACGCACGATCAGCGGAGCGCTGTACCACGTTTTGGAGTCCCTCGGCTTTAAGCCTGAACAGATTGACCATGCAGCGATCGATGCGCTGGAGCAGAACTACTGGACGCCCCGCGGTGAGACGTTCGACTGGGCGACAGGCGACAGCAAGTCGGCACTCGAGGTGCTGAAAAACATCACCGGGGCAGGGATGGGGTATTTCCTGCTGTCTGATGGCCTGGTCTCCGCCGGACGGGAGGGAGTGAAAAACTGGACCGGGATGATCACCCCGCAGGAGACTACCGAAGAGCTGCAGACTGCGTTCAAGGCACCGAGTCAGGATGATTATGACGGGGTCGATGTCACCTACATCAACGGTACGACGTGGGCAGAAGAAACCGTTCAGTGCCGGCTGCCCGGGAACCCGACCCCCGTTAAGGTGGAGGATTACAAGCTGGAGGGTGTGGTGGATCAGGATCGGGCGTACCGCATTGGCATGCGCCGTTTGTGCGGGTACCAGCTGCAGCGCCTGCAGCACACCACCTCAACCGAAATGGATGCGCTCTGCTACCAGTTTATGGACCGCATCATCCTCACTGATGATATTCCTGGCAACCAGACACTGAGCTGCCTGATCACTGAAATGAGCTGGGACAGCGTCGCAATCACGCTGACCCTCAGCGAGCCGCCAGACTGGAGCTTTCCAAATCCGCGCGTGGTGATCCGCCATCAGGACGGCAGGGCGTCAGCGTTGCTGGTGCCGACGCGCATCGATGATTACACCCTGAGCATTCTCTACAGCCCCGCGCTGGCCCCGGATGAATGGACGATGGATAGTCCATACATTGAACCGCCGCGCCTGCTGTTCTGCTCATCATCCCGGGTTGGATACGACGCGCTGGTAGGAGAGATAACACCCGGCAGTGACGGTACCAGCAGCGTATCGGCTATCCAGTATCACCCCGGCAAGTATCAGTACGACGACGCCACCTATCCCGGCGATGTCGCATAAACCTCAAAAAATTACTAACCCGCTTCGGCGGGTTTTTTTATGCCCGGAGCGAGCATGACAACCTATTTCACGAAAAACCCATTGGGTTCTTCCAGTCCTTACGATCTATTTGATAACTCGCAGAACTTTGACACAGCAGTTAACACCATTACTGCTGCCATATGGCAGGATCGCTTTGGGAAAAATCGCCTGACTTGGTATGGTATCGAATCTCTCGCAATGCAATCGATGCTTAATTATGGCTATATCACGGCGAAATCTTTTGAGCAGGGTTATACCCTCCTCACTCCTAACACTGTTCTGCAGCTCGAGAGCAATGGCGAATACTACCGCTGGGATGGAGACTGGTCACAGCCCAAAGTCGTTCCGCCTGGCTCGACCCCTGAAAATGCGGGGGGTGTCGGGCCAGGCAAATGGGTTGGGGTTGGAGATGCAGCATTGCGGACCCAACTTTCCGATCCGGATGGTGTCGGAAAATATCCTGAATTACAAATTGCCCGCTGGCGGGATGAGGGAGATGTCCGAGGGTGGGGCATTGCACCCGGAAGTAAAGATAATGTGCTTTTAATTAATAAGGCGATAACGGACTTATCTCTCAGAGGTGGGGGTGAGTTATTATTCAGGACTCCGGGTGTTTATTTGATAAGTGAGCCTATAGTTCCTCGTCGCGGAGTTATTTGCAAAGCCTCACCGGGAACTGTGACCATTAAACTGGCGGATAACTCAAACACAGGCATGGTGGAGAGTTATAAGTTTGACACGTTGCGAGCAAATAGCGCGCACTCTATTGCTGACGATCCTGATTTCACGCAGGATTACGGCTTTGATGGTTTTATCTTTGACGGTAACGGAGCAAATCAGAGCACGGCTGCGTTGAAATATGGCGTTAAAATGTACGGTCTCCGTTTAACGCTTAAACGCTGCATTATTTATAACTTTGCCGGGGTAGGGCTGTGGACTGCCCATGCGGGCGCGGGTGACGATAATTATACTGTTGATATGGCGTCTATTCCTGCCTGTATTGATGAGCTCGAAATCATCAACAGTTTTGATGAGAACTGGATTTACGAAGGCCCATCAGACACACCAATTGGCTCTGTCGTCACGAACGAGAATGGCGATAAAAACAATCCTGGCACTACGCCGCAAACATCACGGCATTTCCCGGGCGAGCCGGTTCACGGTGTGGTTGTTGCAGCCAATAAAGCCATGCAGGCTGATTACCTGAATTTAAACTCTCCCCGTTTTGGTAAGTGTTTTGTGGTTAAGGACAACTCACGCCTGACCATTGATACACTAATCACCGCCGGTGGCTGGGGGAATGTGGAATTTGGTGTGAACTGTAACGGGGTGGTAAAAAATAACTTCAGCCAGGCCAACAAAATCAACTGGGGAGGGATCACCAGACCGTTCGTACTCAACCATTCCAACAAGCTTGTCATAACTGACACCATTATTCGCCGCGCGTCCGGGCAGGACGTCGGTGCAGATGGCGTGTTTGATACGGGCGGGGCGAACTGGGGAACGGTTGCAAATCTGCAGGCGGCAACTCAGGGCGGGCATTTGTTTGTCGCTGACGCCGTGAGCATCATGATTGGTCAATTAAAATCGGTCGGTATTGGTGGGTTAGGCAGTGATGGTTTGGTATCGGCAGCACTGGTGACGACAGAAAACTGCGATCAGCTTAACTGCACAATGACGTTCTCTAATGTCTCGCTCGTATGGCGTAACAAGAAGAACGGGCTGATTGGCAATTTCATTGCCGCAGGCGATGTGGGGACTGGCAACAATTTTGCAGAAGGATTAACCGGCACTCCGGCGCTGAATAAGTCATCACTGATGACGATGCAGGCTGTATTCAAAGATGGTGCTGGCGTCGTTAAAACAAACAACTTTATCGGCTCTGGCAATATCGATCTGACTTCAACAGGCGGTAAAACCGTAACAATCTCTCACACGCTATGGAGAGCGCCTTCTGTCGAGGAGATCCAGTCCACGCTTCGGCATAGTTCTTTTACAGCGCCAGGGGCATTTTCCCCGGTTTACATCAGCTCATTCAACGCGACACAAGTTGTGCTACGCGTCGATGTAACAACTGCGGCCACAGGCACTCCCATCTCACAGGTTGTATGCCGAATAAACTGATGACCCGTGAAACAGGCAATGAAGCTTGATCTGCAATCCCTTTAAAAATACTGTATATATAAACAGTAAAATAAGAAGGAGGGGTTATGCCACGCAGAATCGATATTGAGGGTGCTTTTCACACAGCAATTAAACACGAGGCCAGCGGGCGCCGCACGGTGACTACTGAGGACTTCGTGAAGCACCTGGCCTGCGCTAACTGGAACTGGTCTTTGAAGGAAGCGAACGACTGGATCGAGAGCCACGTTTCAACCTTTAAAGACATTTCGACCAGCGAGGGCCAGGCGCGGACCTTTATGCTTTACAACCCGAACGGAGGTCTGTGATGGGCTTTCCTTCTCCTGCGGCGGATTATGTCGTGCCACGATTATCGCCAGAACTCATCTGTGGTGTGGGCATTGATACCCGCATCCTGGAAACGTCATCAGGGTTCGCTTTAATCGAACCAGTTACCCGGTTAGTGCAGGGGCAGACTCTGCTGATCCTCATTGGCGGTCGAACGCAGTTTGCGAAACTCAGGGGAAGGGCATTAATCACGGATGATGGCGAAGCGATAGAAGGTGAGGCAGCGGAAGAGGTCGAGGTCATGGGCAGGGTGACGTTCTTCATCAACAGCACAGACGCTGATGATAGGCCGGTGTAAAAAGAACTCATAAAAAAGCCCGCATCAGCGGGCTTCTTATCACTCGGGAGCCGCGGCTCCTTTGCGTATCCTTTTTTGTCCCCTCACCGTCTGGTCGGTGTCCTTCTGAGACTGCTAACTTCCTGTTATTGCTAGTGATGTCCTATCACTGTCCAATCATGATTGGTGGAGCTGGCGGGAGTTGAACCCACCGCCATGCGGCAAGGATATAGTGCTAATTATTGCTTCAAAATTGCCTCAGCCATTGCCCTCAAGCGCTCAATTTGAACGTTTAACTCAGAGATAATTTCTTCAGGTTGCAGCCCCCTGTTGGATTGCACGAAATCTCTGATTTGCATCATTTGGTGTGCGCGGATTTCCAATTCACTGTAAACGCTCAGCTCATCGGGGGCATCTTGGGATTGTTCGTCCGCTTCAAATTCGACAAAAGTGTGTGGTGGATTGTGATAGACACGAGAAATTGGGGTTGGGCACCAATCTTCACCGGTTACGACATCCGCATCGAATGGCACAGTTTTATCAATTTCCATCAGTTTCTGAATGAGAACAGAAGTTTTCAAACTAACCTCCAT